TCTGCGATTGTGATATTAAGGAATCAGCTGTTGGTATATCAGGATTGTATGCCATTGTTTTCTCCTATAAATTTTGATAACCAGAGATTCCACTGCCACCATCATAAATAGTCGCTACTCTCTGAGTTGATAATTGTTTTAATGTTCTGCGCTCTACAAGACATAATTGCTTGTCAAAAAACATCTTTACTTTTTGATATGATTCCACATCTAAATTGTCTTGAAAGATCTTTAGAGCTGCTCCAAAAGCGATTAGAGTCCACCATTCTCTGATCTCTGGCTGGTCTCCGGCTCCCATTTCACTTGGTGCATAATTAACCGTACAAGTAACGTCATAGGCTACATCTGGAACAGGATAAAATATTAAGGCCTTATTGAAATATAAAACAGCCTGCGGTCTTGTTTGCACATAAGTTAAACTCTGTACTGTCATTATATTACCAACTGGTATTATAGCAGTCCATGTTAGTCCAGCCATAGCCCCTGTGGTTAAATTTATTGTTCCACCAGCCGCGACATCACCATCAATTGTTCCATCAGCGTCAACGCCTGCGGTTAAAGTGTTTCCAGTGTTGTCGATTACAGTTATTAAGACACTATCATATAAAAGAGGAGTGTTTGATACTGTGCCTGTATAAGGACCTACAACTCCAGTACCGGTTGCCAAGGTCTGTTTTAACATTTGTGATGGGAAAAAGTTTAGGAAACTTCTAATGTCCTGAAAAAATGATATCTCATAGCCACCTACATAAAATGGAGGCTCAATATTTGTGTACTGATTCCAATCTATATTATAAAGCCATCGCCCCTCTGTTAATATTCTGTCACCACTTGTATTAGTAGTAGCCAAAGGGCTTTCTGCGCCTGTTAAATTCCACAATTTTAAGTGTGCGGGTAAATCATAGACGTAGAAATCATTGATATAGTTGTCTAAATCGGGATTACTTAATTGATTAGTAGACGGTCTTCCAGTTAATAGTCTGACCTTATTTCTTATTTGTTCTAAAGTTCCTGTTACAGCCATTAGTCTTCCTCCTAAAAGTTACCACTCTTTGTAAACAATCGTCATTTAAAGTTAAATCTTTATTTGAAAACCTCTACATAAATTCTGTTGATGTGAATTGATATCTTTGTCTGTATCCGCCAATGCCTTGAAGCTTTTTGCCGTCTGGGCCTACTAAATAACTATGTCTTTTAACTTTTGTCATGTTGTTTAAATGCTTTGCAACTCCTAATGGAATTGTATAAGTCTCTCCATCTTCTAAATGATAGGTTCTATGCGGATCTTCTTTATATAATTTATGTGAAAATGTAACGTCTCCGCCTTCTACCTCAATATTCTTGAAAACGCCTGTAACAGCCTTAGAGTCCAGATCCCTAGCTTTTTGACGTAAATCTTCAGCAGCATGCTTTTCTTCCTTATTTAACTTTTTTCTTGATCCAATACTGTATTCTTTGACAAATGAACTCATAAGTTCTCCTTATAATTTTAAAAAAAAAGGGAGGGGATATTTAGTCCCCACCCTATAACTAATTACACTGTGTAATCACGGCTAAATGCCATCCAATCCATCACATTAGTATTAGCTCCTACTACGCCTGTATCAAGATACATTCCATAGTAAGCATTATTGCTTAATGAAGAGGTAAGCTTAGTAGCAACTTCTCCAATAGCTGTAACATGTGGGAAAGATACCCCAGCTCCAGCGACAGCTGATGTTGGGTAAGCAAAGGCTGTGTATGCAGCACTGTTTATGTTTGTTGTTATTGTATTTGCTGTGACCGCTGTGACAAGGCCTACAACGCCATCAATTTCTGGCATTCCAAATCTAAGAAAATCCGGATTATGCACTGTGATATAATCACCAACTAAATAATTGTGCGCTACACTAACACTAATAACCGCAGCCGCAGCTACAGAAATATCAGCGATGAAACGTCTTGATGGTGAATAATATCTTGATGGAATGATTCTAAAATCAGCATTTGTTGCAGCAGCCGCATAAGCAGCCCCCACTCCATACCCTAGTGTATAAGTCGCACCAGGTGTAGTTGCAGTTACTGTGAAATCTAATCCAGCTATTTGCAACATTGCTGTTGTATTAATCATTCTTACAATATCTCCTACATTAGGAGCTACTCCAGCAGCTGAAGCATCTGATACGACAATAGGTGTCGCCGCAGTTGCAGCAGTTCCAACAGCAACTAAAGCCCCAGGTGTTTGAGAACTTAGATCTACAAATGTAAATCCAGCTCCGCCTGCAGCAATTGCTGAAGCTGATAAATCATCAGCCGCATCAGTTAGTCCTTGCGCTTGTCCAGCAGCAAAGCCATCAAACCACTCAGATTCGACAACAACAGATGCTGCTGCGCCCCACTGAGTTCTATTTCTAATTTTGAAATAATGTGGTTTTTTTGGTAATTCAATAGTTGTCGCAACTCCGCCTGATACGAAAGTTCCTTGAGCGATCAACGCTAATGGTGTACTCATATTGCCTCCTTAAGCTAGTGTTGCGCGTAGATTGATTATCCATGCGTCATTGGTTATTCTTGTTGCGTAAGCAAACCTGTAAGCTGCTGTTTGGCGCAACTCACTTGGATCATCTCCCCATCCTGGTGGATGGTAGATAAACTTAGCTGATGAGCCGTCTAGATCAATATTGCAATAAGATTCTTGAGCTGTTACAAACATATTGTAAATGTCAGCACCTAAAAGAGATGCATTTGGAGTTACTGAACCCCTAGAAGATAAATAAAATCTGACATTTCCAATTGAGCCCCACTCACTAGCCAATGTATCTTTTTGGCTTGGATATTGTTCTTTAGCGATAAAGCCGGCAACTGTTTCAAGCTGTCCGATCATATTGCTATCGGCCATACAAATATAAGAATCGCGCACAGGGCCCGTTCCATACTTATTTTCGCCGGTTATCATATCGGTAACAAAGTCACCGTCGTTGTTCTGGAGTGTGCCCACAACGCCGTCAAAATCCGATCTAACAGCTTCTGTTGGGTTGTCTGCATTAGTTCCACCAGTACAGTTTACTATACTTGCTGTTGCCTCTAGCATGTCTCTAATTAGCTGATCTTCTGTCTCTCTCATGGATTGACCAAGTCTTGCTACAGCTTGATTTAATGGACCATCTTGGTTCTGCAAAGTCACCTCTTTTGTGATAATTACATATGTAGAATACCAATCAATAGTTGCATCAATATCAACAGCTGTTAATAATTGAGACGGTGGATTCATCATTGCTGGATTAACCGGTACAGGAGCTGTCTCTAATCTGGCATATCTTCTCATGCGAAGAATACTTCCAGAATGGGCTGGCATTTTGTACGGTACAGCAGCAAGTCTATGAATCAACCTTGATTGAGGTGTAGATAATAGTTTCGCCGAAAACCGTTGTTGAACGGGAGACGGTAAAACACCACTAGTTGTTGTCATTTATGACCTCTTTTTTTAAGACTGTCTCGATGACTGCATCATCTCATTGTACAGCTCATCCCGCGAAGCCTCTGACCATGTGTTTGCATTAGATAAAGGTCCTGCTCTTCCAACTGAGTTGGATGATGCAGGTTTGGACATGTTTTCTTTCAGTTTTGTGTCCCCCTTAACTTCTTTGCCGCTTTGAGTTGGCAATACAAACGCTTTTAGTATCTTATAGGTCGCTTCCCAAGGATTCGGTGCACTAGCACATGCAGCAGCAAGTCCAGGCTCTTTGTTTTCAAGTTTTTTAATGTTTTCTTCTGTCATTATTGAGTCAAAGTCATTGAATTGTGAGCGAGTTCGATCTGGCAAAGACGCCTTTTCCCTATCGGCTAGAGCTTTTTTTACAATCTGCTTAGCTTGAGTCTCTGACATTTTCCGAGCTTGCGCTACTGTCAAAATATCGTCATCAGCTAGGTTGTTTAGCTCTTCTTCCTCCTTTGGAGGTGGAGGGCGGTTTCTTTCATCATCTCTTCGCATCAACTCTTTGACTTGACGGTCAAGGTCCTCATTCTTTTTTTGCATCTGACGCCAGTTGTAATCCTTTGACCCTTTGTCGGGTTCTACAACGGCTGTTGTTGCTTCCTGAGACTCTTGCTCCTGGCTCTGTCCTTCGATTTCCACATCAGGGACGGCGGTTTCCTGAGTATTTACGCCTTGTGCTTGTTCGTCGGTCATGTGCCTCCTCTAGGTTGCGATACCTATTTACGCGTGAACTGTACGGAGTTTCCGTACAATGCCTTTACGCCGACTAGCGATAATTATAAATTAAATTTGATAGTATTAAAAATTTTAATATATAGAAATAAAAATATTATTATATATAAAAGCCGCAAGCAATCATGAAGATAAACCAAGGAGAAAAAATAGAGATACTAAGAACCAATTACTTGCGACGAATTGTCATTTAGATCAAGCTTTTCTTGCTTTAGATACATCCTAATCCACTTAATGATGTCTTTGCTGTACTTCTCAGGAGTGCGAAGAAAGTTTTTCATTTCTATTCTGTGAGGTAATGACCAAAACAAATTTAGCTTTTCTTTTTTGTAGTCATACTCCCACAAATCCATTGACTCACGCAGATATGTCAGTGGTTTAGCCATGGCGTTGATGTTAATGTTTATCTCCTGAAGGTTTTTAGGATTCTTTCTTATTGTTGATAAAAAATAGACCTTTTCCTTTTTAAACCCCTCGTGAAAATCTATTAGATGCCAAAGGCGCTTCATATAGGTCTTGCCTATTTCACTGCTTAGGTCACCAGCTGCAATGTCATGATCTGATGTTTTAATTTGAACTTGTGATTGAAATACTTTAGATTTAACTGCCATACAATGTGTAATTAAAATTTTAATTTGACTTCATTGTACAAAAAAAAACCCTCGTGTCAAGTTTTAATTTGACACAAGGGCTATACATATAAAAATAAGAAAATTAATTATATCTAGATTTGTAAGAAGGCTTTTTTTGACCTACTACAACATCTTTTTCAGGTGATAACTCACCCTTATATCTTGATGGATAGCTAGCTGATTTCTTTTCAACTAATTTCTCTTTTGACGCTTTACTTTTTTTCTCTCGGCGCACTTTGAACCTCTCGAAGTTATGTTGTTTCAACATGTTTATAAAAAGAGAGGAGGGACTTACACCCTCTAAGCTGATTATTGTTAATATTCATCAGTCTGCCCATTATCTGGTATTCTCGATTCTTCGAAGCCTCTCATAAATGAGACAGGCGGGGGGAATCAGCCCCCTACGAACCCACCTAAAAGGCAAGTCACGATTCTGTCAATAACCTGATATTATTATTTCTGTTTCTTTTTAGCTAGTTAATTTCAAAGATTTTAGAATCATTTAATATTGACACTATGTCGTCTAATAATTCCTCAACATTAATACTCGAATATACATTTTCGTCTTTGTCTTCCGGCTTGTCATCGTCCAGTAGATCTGTTGAATCGTCATAATACTTCCAGCCCTTGTACAAGATTCTTCTCAGATTATCTAAATCTGTTAGTGCAATATACATGTTGCTAGCGTTTTGAAACATTTTCAAATTATTTATATCATCTGACTCTTCTGAGTCTGGATTAAATTCATATATTACTTTCATATTTCCCTGTTTTTGCTTAAATATCTTAAATTATTGGGCCAGTCCCAATCTGATGTGTGGCATAAACCACTTTTTTCACTACAGAAATCACACTTTCCATTATGCCAAGTACATATATGACCAGCTGGAAAACTAGCTCCTAATTTTCTTGCACAATCTGTACATATATATCCATGATTCAAGGATTCTTTAAAACTATCATCCATATCTATACACTACGTCTTCTTCTTGCTTGTTGAAATATTACGGCCTTTACCATTTCCTCTGCCTTGACCTTTTCCATATCCCGGGCCTGCTGGCTTGCCCGTCTCTTTATCAACAGCCTTACATGGTGATTTATTCCTGTTTAGTCTTAATCTATTTGTTGCTTTTGCTTTCATCTTTTTTCTCCTCAACATCTGCTGAAAAATCAACCTCAATGTTTGTTGTGTCTTTTATTACGTCTTCAATAGCCTCTTCAATTGGGTTATCATGAAAGTTTTTATCATATGATTGCTTTATCTTACTGCAGCTGCTACAGCCAATTAAAAACATTGATAAAGTTGAAAATATAATTATTTTTTTTAACATGTTACATACCTCTCATTTGTTCAATTGGTGTCTTGCTTACGATATTTCTCAGGTATCTCAAGTCTAAAACTAGAAAGACCTGGATCTTCAATCTTGCACCAAAAAAGAATCTCATGATACTCCATTAGATTCCCTTTATAGTACTCTGTAACTGGATAGTCATAAAAGCCATGGTGAATTACATTCTTCGCCCCGCCTTCCGCTAGTAGTAGAATTTTATACTCAGTTGACGCTCCATACTGATTGGAAGAATTAACCCATATTTCACACAGGTAATATCCTGGAGAAGTTGGCTTGTTGTTTTTATACTCCTCCCAACTCATTCCTTTAACTAATGCCATCTTACATACCTCTCATTTGTTCAATTGGTGATTGTTTAGCGATGCTTCCACCAGTGTCAGCAGCCGCCTCTTCTTTACCTTTCATTTGTTCAATAATAACCAGTGCTTTTTGTATCTGATCCAAATCTATGCCCTGAAGCTCTTTAATTGCCTTAATCTTGTCCAAAGTTGCTTGCTCAAGGTCTTTTACGCCCTCCATTTCTCTTTCTTTCATAAGAGAAAGGTTGCTATAGACCCTCGATTCTCTCTCGACAGCCAATCCCTTATCCGCTTCGGCGCGCGCATTAGCCAAGTTAGCTCTAGCCTGCAATTCTTGCATCTGTATTTGCATCTGCATTTCTTGTTGCTGGGCTTGCTGTTGCTCTTGAGCTTGTATCTGCTCAATAACCTTTGTCTTGTTCTGTAATGTTGACATCTCTAGCAAGAATTCCGACGGTATAGGCACTCCAATTTCTTTTAAATGCAACGCTTGTTGGAAAGCTTGCATTCTCTGAGTTGCAGTATCTGATCCCTCAACAACAACACAATCAAACTTTTGAAAGGTTTTGTTGAAAAACTGCTCTGACGGCTCTTCTTCTATAACTCTTCTTACTTTTGCCGGTGAAAAATTAGCCTGAATCATATCTATCTCAAGCCCGCCAAGATTGCTTAAGCTTTGATCTAGGTTGTCAAATAGTATTTGCAAGGTAGTTAGTCCAGCTCCTTGTCTAAGCATGGATAAGATGCCTGCTTTGTCGTCCTCAGCCGATCCTAGTAACTCTTCATTAACACCAGATATCTCCATGATATCTGTGTTCATCTGATCAATGACCTGTATAAATGCAGGTGATACATCCGCTGGCATAATTTTTTCAATAGACTGTAGGCCAAGAGGAGCATCTTTTTTAATAAATAACGCTTGGCCTTGACCTGATTTGAAAGCGTCTTTGTCATCAACTAGCGAGTCTTCCATTACTTTTAAGCCACTGTTTACTTGGCTCTCGAGAACGTCTAGCAAGATTTGTTGGCGACGATTTAATATAAACTGTGAGTCTCTTAAACCCCTGACCATCCCTTGTATTCGCCACTCATAATATGGTATTTCTGGCTGGTAATAGGCCATGACTGGAATAAATGGGTATTTATCTACTTTATACGGGTTTTTGCCATTATATAAGACCCTGTTATTGACCGAGATGGCTAACTTACAGGTCTGCTTTTGTATTTTTTTAGTCTTAAGCTGTGGATATCTCATTAAAAACATCTTTAAGTTCTCTTCAGGACCTTCCCACTCCATACTCTCTTCATTAACTGGGTCTAAAATGACCGTTGCATCTCTGTAATCCAAGTACCAAAACTCATCAAAAGGTAAGAAATCACGTTGATTCATCTGATAGTTTTCAGGAAGAAAATTAAAATATCCGTCTTTGTTGGAGTCACCATTCATTTTCATAATATCTTTTTTATGTTCCGGCATTAAAGAAGCTATTTGAATTTTAGATAAAAACTTTCTGGTCCAAATATAATTGCAATCTGATAAATCTTGCTTTTTAAAATTAACATCAATGAGGTAGCTATTATATCCAAGGTTATCGACCTTTAAGTCACCTGAGAAGGGATCAGTTCTGTAATCCATCCAAACAGACAGCAAATTCATTCCTGTTATCAGAGAGCCTAAAAAGGCATCTGAGACGGTGTTCATTGTTTTTTCTTGATTGTTAGCCCACACTAACAGCTTTGAGAATTGATCCGATGTTTGCTGATCTTGATTTTCAACAGGAACAACGTTCAAGCTCTTTCTATTTCGGCGTTGATAGCCAGAAACCATGTTAACTATTCTTTTTATCTTGTTAAAATTGAACTGCTTGCGTCTAGCTATTGGAATTGATTGGTAAAACTCATTCCACAGGCTTTGATCACCTGCATAAAACCGTTCGTCTATTGATTGTTGAAGCCAGCGCTCTTGTGTAATTGTTGCAGTATCGTTATAAATCTGCTTCATTCGAGATTTAATATCTTTGTCATCATCTGTGTAAAATTCTTCGAAACCCCTAAGACCATAGGTAGTAGCCATATCAACCCTCTTGTTAAATATAGCTTAAGATAATATTAAAATTTTTATTTGACAAATACTAAAATAGATTATTCTTGATTTGGGGGAGGCGGAAGCGCAATCCAATGTGTGACATCCAAACATATTGTAACATAGGAGTTAGGAGCATAGAGCCTAAACACACGACTGCTGTGGGAATATATTGCTACATGACACCCCCCATATCTTGAATTAGATACATAACAAATCTCGTCACAATCCGGCAACTTGCTACCAACGCTTATCCACTCACTCATTCTTTTTAACCTCTAAATATTAATGAATGTATTATTGCCCAAATAAAACCATAGAATACAGTTCTCAAATTAGAAAATTCTAATTTATACGCCCCATAGCCTACAAAGATACTCCCTGTAATTAAAACTATCAATTCACTCATTCCTTGTCTCCTTAGGTGCTGACGGCAACGGCGTCCAGTGGGTTATCTTTCCGGGTCTGCCAACTTCCTTACAAAAGAAGGGCTTGTCCGCGCTAAACTGATTTCTTTCTTCAAAAGGAAGAGGAAATAGAAAGGTATCTATTTCCATAAAATCTTCTTTTTTACCTTCTCGATTAGTGTATGGCATATAAACTAAATACGTCCCCGCTTTTTCAGGCAACCTCTCCTTAACGCTAATCCACTCACTCATTCGTTTTCTCCTTATTTAGTTCTTTGTTTCAACCGTACAAATAGTATCATTTTTATTACCACCATGCGGAACCAGTAGAATCCTTGTCATTGTAAAGCCTCTGTTTAGTCCACACCCCATAGAGTTCCATCCAAAAGAGATCACTTTGCCGTTTGGTTTCAATATTCTTTTTATTTCATTTTTTAGCTTAGAATAAAAATCACACCTAGTCATCTCAGAGGTTACTTTTTTTCCAAAACCTTTATAACATTCAGAAACCTGTCTTGGACTATAAGGAGGGTCTAATAAAACTCCGCCAACACTTTCGTCGTCATACATTTTAAGAAAGTCAAGGGCCTCCATATGATGAGTTGTTTCCATTTCAGGGTTCAGATCGTTTGTAACACTTGCTGGGCTAAACTTTCCTGCAAAAGGATCAATCCATAGATCTTTTGTCATTTCCTCTACAAGCATGTCTTTAATTGGTTTGATTGAAAAGGTCCATCTTGAGGCCATTGCCCACTTTCTTTCAATTTTTGTAATCGCTTTCATTTAATCTCCCTATGCGCATCATCATACGCGGTTTCTAATCCTTTTATAAAAGCTCTTGTTTTCAAGAACTGCTCTTTGTATAGCCTGTCCCAGATGACCTCTCGCTCTTCGTCTGTTGGGTCTTTATCCATACGGTGTGGCCTTGATACTAAGTTGTTGGATTTAATGCTTTTAGGTTTTCGCGTATCATTAAAAAACTATCGTCTCTTGTCGATTTATTTTGAAATGTTAGAACCTCAAATTCGTTTACATTAAATTCAAAAATAATTTGAAACCTTTTCGTTTCTGTATAGTTATTAATATTTTTATAGATCTTTTTATAATTATTGAGATTTATCGCTGTGTCATCATCTATTAAAACCCAACTCATTTGCTTATATCCTCTTTAGTACTAAGTTAGTATTTTGTCTATCAGTTAGAAGATCAACTATTTTTACATAAACTGCATCTCTTTCGGCTTTATCTTTAAAATTTATACAATCACCTGATTCATGAGAAAGCTCAAATACAATTGCATATGGTTTTCTAATTCTTTTGTCATAATCAATCTTACCTATTTTTGTATATCTTTCTGTGTTTATTGCCTTATCTTCTTCTATTACTATCCAGTTCATTTGCTTACCTTTTGTTTGTGTCTCTCCACCTGCACCATACTTTTTTCAAAGCTTCTCTTAATTTAACCCAACAAACTCATTATATACCCAATAAAGCAAAACCACACAAAGATGGTTATGGGTATCAAGATGAGTATTATTAGTATTTCCATTTTATCTTTCCAAATTTTAAAACAAGAAGGCCGTCTAAATTATAAATTTCAAATATTAATTATTCCGCCTTTAACTCACTCATTTATTACCCCTTTATTACACCCAATGGTGTTAGTTCTACTAAAATGTTTACTAAATCTTTTTGCTCATCCATCACAGTCTTGATGTCCTTGTAAGCAGAGGTCGCCTCATCTAAATCCTTTTTAGACCTGATTGAATGAAGAATACCTTGGTCTTCTAAAATTCTTTGCTCAGCTTCAAGGTTTAAGTCAGCCCTTGCTTTAGTCCGGCTTAACTTTCTGCCGGCACCATGTGAGCAAGACGTGAAACTTTCGGGGTTGCCCAATCCCTCGACTACATAGCTCTTCGTGCCTTGAGAGCCAGGGATTAGCCCTTTCTCGCCCTTTCTTGCAGAGGTTGCACCCTTTCTGTGTACCCATACATTTTCCCCAAAATGATTTTCTAAACTAGCATAGTTGTGGTGGATATTAATTGACTCGGCAAAAGTACAGCCAGCTATGTCTGACATTGCGTCCATGCAGTTGTCTAGCATGTGTTTTCTATTGGCATAAGCAAACTCTAATGCAAAATTCATTGATTCTAAATACTCCTGTCCTTCGTTGCTGTCTGCTGGAAAAAATGCAAGACCATCTTCACCCTTGAGCGGTGGAATGTTTGAGTGCCATTTTCTGCACAAGTCTTGAGCTAGTTTGTTGTAATGCTTGGCTATTTTATATCCAAAATTTCTACTGCCTGAATGAATCATAATCCAAATAAATCCATCTGAACCTTTTTGCAGCTCTATAAAATGATTACCACCACCAAGAGAGCCTAGTTGATACTTTGACTTCTCTAACTCACTTCTAATAACCATGTTAGTTGGAGCTTTGTCAAACCCGCCCCACTCTTGTTTTTCTTTATGATGATTGAACCCTAGAGGTATTTTTTGTCTAATCGCAGACATTATAGCCTTTAAATTATCAAGGCTCAGACCTTTTAAAGATGACTGAACAGTTATGACACCGCACCCGATGTCCACACCGACAGCGTTTGGAATTACTACGCCTTTAGTTCCAATTACTCCACCTATTGGCATTCCATAGCCCTGATGACAATCAGGCATTAGGCAGACCCTATTAAATATAAAGGGCAAAGAAGACAGATTGACAGCCTGTTTTAAAGCTCCCTTTTCTAGCTCCTTACACCATTTATAAATGGGTACATTGACGCCCTTCTCAATATCCATATTACTTGCTCTCCCCTTGCACAAACATATCGTCTATCATTTTGTGCATTGAAGCCTTCAAGCCCTCTTTGTCTTTTTTTGGCAACTTTTTCTTAGAATCAGCCTCAACTAACCTTACGTCATAAAGATCTGCTAAATACTCAACAGCCGTTACAAAGCTCATCTTCTTGTAGGTTAATAAAAAGTCAATAGCATCGCCACTGAATAGACAGTTATAACAATGATATCTTTTAAATTTAGTGTTAATGTCCATGGTAGTATCTTTGTCTTCACAAAAAGGACAAATACACTCATAGTGGCCGCCACCTGAGTGTACAATCCTATTGTTCTGTAACTTAGATATTATACTCACAAGATTGACTCTTTCCATTAGCACCTGCAAACTTCCTTTTGAAAATAACATGTTGTTTCTCCTTTTAAAAGCAAGAAGGCCGTTAATTTATAAATTTTTCAAAATATTTAAATTAATAATAGTGGCCTTCCTGCAAAATGTTAATCTTTGCGCTCTTTTGTATGCGGTTTAAACATTAAAAAAACTTCATCAGTATATTATGTAATTTCTTTTGTATATTCATAAATTTTCTTAGCTGTATCACCATCAGTTTTAAAAAGTAAAATCTTATTGTCATGTTTCGCATCATTAAATAACATTGCGCCAACATTACCGGTTCTATCGCAAAATGATTGATACCAATCATCTAAATCCTTAATAAGCTTAGTTATCTCTTTTTTATCAATTGAATTTTCCATTTTATTCGTCCTTTTGTTAACCTAATACCCTTCATATTGAACTTTTCTTTTCAAATCGTCAAGTCTTTCTTTGGTCATGCGGTTCTGATTGCCAAGGTTTTTTCCAAATTTTGTAAAAAGTATGTAGCGAAGTGCGTCCTGTGCGTGGTCATTAGCCTTTTTTGGCTTGTCAACGCCTTGGTCTTTGCTCTTTGAGTCCCAAACATATGAGCCCATCTCTTGGATTAAGTTCTTGCAGCATTTGCAAAGTTTTAAAGTACCGTTGGTTAACAGCCCTGCAACAAACCTAATGCCGTCTAATACCTCGTTCTCGGCATCATAAATGTTTCTGATACCTTGTCGTTGGCATTCCAATTTAAAGCTAGCTGCGCTTGGATCTACATATATGCCATCAATTGGATAGCCCTCCATGAACTTTGTTAAGTCCTCGGCGTACTCCGTGTCGGTCTTTTGCCGGTTGGCTTTCGCTGAGTCATAATAATATTCTTTTTCAACCCACATATTAGGGTAGTGATTTATATTATGAGCTATTAAAACAAAGGCGCAAGGGTTGGTTGTGCCATAATCTATGCCAATATAATAGGATTGGCCACGCCCTGGTGGATACAAGATTGTATGAACAGCCTCATCAAAGAAATCATAAATTGTGCCCTCTGCTAAGCACCATTCCCCTTGGATATAACGACGATACCACAGCCCCCTGTACTCTTGCTTCAAACTCGTCTTGAAGGCCTCAGAAAGGCTTGGATTGTCGTCTAGCTTGAACTGCCACAACTTGAGGTCTAGCTCTTCTTTTCTATCAATATATTGCTTCTTGAGCCAATGAAAGGGTGAGTCAGGGTTTGTTGTTGTAAAGATCTTAGCTCCATCCGTGGACAGCCTAGACAATAACATCACCCAGAAACTCTCGGGGATTAACGTTGCCTCATCTATGTATGCGCCTGCAAACGTTGAGCCTCTAATCTTTGTCTCCGCCCTCTCGTCGCTGGCACCCACTAGGTATATCCTTTTGCCCCACAAATTAAGCTCGTTTTTTCCTGCATAATATCTTGCGTCACTGCCGATCAAGGTGCAAATTTCATCAACTAGGTTATGTTTGATCGTGGTTGCAGTCCTTCCAATCATGACAAGATTGCCCTGCGGAGCCTCTTGGATGTACTCAAGCCATCTAATTAAGCTAGCATAGGACTTTCCAGACCTAACAGCGCCTTCCCAGATGTTTATGCGGGCTGTTGACTCCATTAATGATAGTTTTTGTTTTGGACTCAGGTCTAGCATTAATAATCCTCTTCTTTTATCTTGTCTTTTAAAAACTTTAAATACTTGTCCCACGTGATTGGCAAATAGGCCGAGTGTTCAGCATCCGATCTATTCCATGAAGCGGCTAGCTTACTAAACTTTGCTGCAACCGCTTCAATTGAATACAGGCCGCTTTTTCTTATGCTTTGAGTCTTAGACTTTATAGACACATCGCATTGAGGATTTCTACAAGTCAGCCACCAAATAAATGTGTACATCTCTGGGTTCTTGGCCTTTTCTGGGCGGTATATGTTGCTGTGACCAAGCTTACAGCCTAGTTCTGGAAAATGTCCGCACCAAGGGCAACTGTTAACAAAAATTTCGATCATAAATCCTCATTTAGTTAACGACAGACTACCTAAACATAATTTTAATTGGAAGAACATTTGCTTTAATTAATGAAGTGTGTTAATATATTAACATATTCAAACGAACAAAACGGAGAAAAACGATGAATAAAATAGAATACTTAAAAGATATTGAAAAATCACTAAGAATAGCAAGCGACTATTTCACACAAGAAGAAATACACGCCTATATAAATAGAGATATAAATAAAGATTCAGAATTAATAGAAAGATTAAAGGCTGTTGGAGCTAAAGAAGAGTTTTCAATTGAAGGCTTAGAGCTTGGCGACGATATAAGAGCATTTACTTTTAATAAGGAGCAATAAAATGAAAGACTTTTATAAAAACAACTTACAAATTGAAAAAATAAGAGTATCAAAAGCTGTTTTTGGTTTCTTAGCTGAAACAGAAAAAAAACTTATAGAGCTACTAGATGATGAATATACTCCCCTAGAGTTTAGTAAAAGAAAAGGACTAGCAGGAATTTTAGAGCTAATTCAACTAGAAATAAAAAAGTTTTAAAAAAGGAGCAATAAGATGAGCACATTACAAAACGATATATTATTAGAAAGATTGGCCGAGGCCTTTGAACTAGTATTTATTGAGGACAGCGCTTTAAGAGGCGAATTAGCCTACATATATTTAGAGGGGACTGAATACTACCTATTTTGCAAGGACGACGCTCAGGACTATTTAAACGACTATGAAGAGGATATCTATAACAAGATAGAGGAAACATTTATTAATTGCGAGGGCTCTTGCTTTGATATTAGAGCATTGGCAGAAAAAGCATTTAACATTGAGATTAAATAAGACCTAACCCTTTTGCTTTTCTTTCCACTGATTGAACGCCGCTTGATTTTCAGGTGGCTTAACATACACCTCAGGTTCTCTTTGAGCTAGTCTTTGTTTTCCTAGCCAGATAAGCATTGTTGTGTTGCCACCCATTGCTACTTGATATTGTTTACCTAAGAGCATTGAGTTTCCCTTTTGGCGCTGTTCTAGGGCGTATTCGGTGAATCCAACACCCTTTTCTTTCTTGCATCTATCATATAAAGTATCATGTGAAACGCCAATATAAGCGGCTACTTGAACGCCACTTGATCCAGCCATTAAAAACTTGTTAACTTCATCCCAGTTAATGGGTAATGGTTTTCTGCCGCCGTTTTGTTTTTGAATCTTTTTAACTTTAGCTATCTTTTGCACTATTTTTAACCACTTTTGAATCTAATCCTTTATTTTTTCTATATCTTTGCCATCTATCAACAATCATATCACAATATGCGGGGTCTAACTCTATGCCATAACAGTAGCGACCTAGCTCCTCACATGCTATTAGAGTTGTCCCAGAGCCAAGAAACGGGTCGTAGACGCCCTCACCTGTAGCTGTATTGTTTTTAATAGGCTTGCGCATACAGTCTAAGGGCTTTTGAGTTGAGTGAGCAGTGCGCTCATCTTCTTTGTTAGTTCCAAAAGCATTAAGGTTTGATATTTCCCAGACCGTTGTCTCTTTTCTCGATCCCTGCCAGTTGTGTTTATGCCCTTTCTTTACGGCATACCAACACGGCTCGTGTTGCCAGTGGTAGTCGCCTCTCCCAATTGCAAAGTGTTGCTTAACCCAGATAATTTCTGATACTAATTCAAATTCAGCATCAATTAACGATTGCAAGGGCATTTTAAAAGAGTGCCAAATATATGCTGCTGACCCTTGAAATAATGAATACGCTAAAGCCCAATTGACTTGGTCGTCGTTTTGGACAGTACCTGTGGCTCTTTTGCCACCATCTTTGAAAGATTCGGACCTCCAATTAGCGTCATAATTAACACCATAAGGGGGGTCGGTTACCATCAGGATAGGTTCAGCTCCATCTAATAGAGTTTTAACCGTCTCGGGCATCGTGGAGTCACCGCAGATTAGACGATGATTGCCCAGTTGATAAACGTCGCCTAACTTCGTCGTTGGGTTCTTTGTTGGTTCTAGCAACTTTGACTCTTCGTCCTCATTTATGCCCATGATAGCCTGCATGTCAATATCAAGCTCTTTTTCGTCAAAGCCCCAATCTAGTAGGTCTTTTGGATCCCATGAGTTGGCTAGTACATCAAAATCCCAGTCGCCTGTATTTTTATTTAATCTAATGTTTAGCTCGTCGACATCTTTGTCTGACATCTTTTCTTGAGCGACCCAGCATTCTACTTCATTAACATTATCTTTTTTTAAAACTTTTATTCTTTGATGTCCGCCGATGATAAGGTTGTCTTGAGTAATAATGGGCTTGTCAATCAACCCGAACTTATCAATACTTTTTTTTAATTCAGCATAAACTTTTTTTGAAAGTCTTCTTGGATTTTTAGGATGATCTTTTAGTTGGTCTAAAGTCTTATTTTCTAATTTCCACTTCACTATTATCAGCCTTTGTCAAATCTTTATTTTAGTTATTAATAATCTTTGTTTTAAAACATGAGCAAATAAAAAGGAAGAGTTATTTGTGCTTGAACAAAATATAGGCTATAGAAAGAGCGAAGGCGGATAATGCTGCGAGTAAAAATATCACGATATGTCCTTAATGTTTATTATTGTTTTGGGAACTAATGAATATATCTTTTGAGCATTTAATTTCCAGATTAAAGAATCATCTTTCCATAGATACTCATTAAACGCATCGAGTGGTAGCTTGCATAAATTATCAATATCCGCTTTAACGGCGTGTGGTTGATTCAGGAATTTTGCTTTCTTCTTTTTAGACCATGATTTAGGTATAGGCATGTGAAATGTCAGTTCAAGAAAGATAGGCTCTTCTAGGGGCTTTAAAACGCCGTACTCGCGGGTTACATACCAACGCATGTTCTCTTTGACCTTATACTGTGGGTCATAAAAGCGATTATGAGAAACTCTAGCTCTTTGAAGGGGAATGGGAGGTCCTGGTATTTCAATTATCATTCCAATCACCCTTTGATACATCGCCGTCGGTTAGCAGTTCAATGGCTAGTCTAACATAGAGGGGAGTGCATGAGGGTTTTGCAAAATATTTGTTCAGGGTAAATCGACATAGGCCAGTTCTTTTGGTAAAGTAGGCGTTATTCAAATTATTTCTATGTATATATTCTTTTAGTTTCATAATATGTTAAAATTGTTACACTTTGTTCTTGTCTTAAATAATCAATCATGTTAATATATTGTCATATTGTTTAATTAATAGCAATAAAAACGGAGAAAAAACGATGAACATACTTTTAAAAGAAACAAATGAAGATATTTTAATAAATAAACTTTCAGACTTATACGATTCATCACCTGAAGTTTGCGACTCAATTTATGATGAAGCGATATCTGTTCTTGATGCATATGATTATGATGATGTTGACATGCTGGATGAACATGTATGGGAATATTTCAGAGATATAATCACAGAGTCAGTAAGTGACAATAACTTTACTCATATCGGTGCAACTAAGGACGAAAGACTGCTTAAATTGATAGCGCTTGATGATGAGAGTTTTAAAAAAGAAGTTTTATTAACATTTGAACAAAGATAAACAAAAAAAC